TTCTGAAGTTACCAGTCTATTCTGAGACTGAAAAGATCTTGGTCCAATTTTCTTAGAGAACGAAGGCAGTTCTCTTTCAGCACCACCGGTAGCTACATTCGATACCACTACTTCAAAGGTTCCATCATCACCTGTATGAGAGAATACTCTTGAACCAACTGCATCTCCTGCACCAATACCATTTGCGTTTGCCCCCTTTGATCTTAGGTATTCAATTGAAATAATATTTCCGTCGTCTGGTCTTTTTCCGATGACGTTATCACCAAATTCTATTTCATAGTATCGGTTCAATCCGATTTGTAAGAAATATGTCTCTGTTGTATCAGTGACATTTAGAATTGTATCAGACTTAAACCATTCGTTACTTGTTGTACTGTCTTCTGTCTGAGAATCCTTAATGAAAACTTTGAGGAACCGATTGTCAATACTCAACTCAGGAATGACATATCCACTCTCATTTAATGAATCATACACTAGATCATATGTGAAGAATGTACCTTCATAGATATCTATTTCATCAGTAATCCATTCAGTTGGTTTGCCGTCAGTAGTATAACCACATGCCTTAAATTCTGCTGCGTCTGGATTTTTAAACGTGTAGTTATTGTTTCCAACTGTCGCGGAAAATGTAGATTTGTCCGGTAAGATACCATTACTATAAGGAATAGTTCCGGCCGTATCTGGTCTGAAGATAACCTTGACGGTTGACTTTGCGGAAGTTCTAGATTGGGGTGTGTAGTTTAAAAGTTTGAGTAACGAGTTGATTGAATCTGGTTTTATTGCACTATCGATAAATGCCTCAGATATTGCCATGTTGTTATAGAAGGCTTGGTAGTGTGTGTTGTAGGCAAGAACATCAAGAAGAACATTAAGTCCCGAACCCTCGAAGTTATAACCAGAAAACACTGTCTGCGAAGACAGGTATGTTTTTAGATTATTCTTGATATCATTAAAGTCTAGGCTGTCAATTGGTAGTGATGTGTTTTTAGAAGACATTATCGTACTCTCTTAATGGTGACAGTTGTACCGTCTATGTTATCTTGACCGGAAACGGAAAAATAAATCGTTAGATCTAACGAGTTCCTATCGAATCTGTTTTCGTCAAATTTGAGCCTATTTAAAGTGACTCTTGGTTCATACTTTTCAATCAATGTTTTTAATCGTTCCTCTATATCTAGTTGAATAAAAGGATCGTTCAATTCAAAAAGTAAAGATCGAAGTCCCGCATCTATCTGAGGGTTGAATGGTTTTTCCAACAGGTTGAAAAATACTAGGTTCTTAAGACTTCTTTTTATAGCATTATTATTAATCAATAACGAAACATCCGAGGTAATCGGATTCTTTGTAAAGTTTAAATCTAAATCTACTGTTCTCGAAGGCATATTTTCTCCTTACTATGTATTAGTCTAGAAACCAAAGCTTGGAATTTCCGGTAAAGTTGCTGGATTTAATATAGCTTCAGTGAGTTTACATGGATCACAAAGACTAAGAATATCATCAATAAAGCGGAACAACTCAGCTATAGCAGTCTTTATAATTTCCATGATGGTTATAAAGATGGTATTGATTCTTGCAAACACGGAAACTACGGCCGCACTTGTTGCTGCAATAGTCTCTCGGATCTTCGATCCAATGATAGGCATTGCAAGATCAAAATTTTGGTCTGCGAAGAATTTAGAAAGACAATTTATAATTCTCATTATACATGTTCCCAAGAATCCAGTTGCAAGACCCACAAGATCAGTGGCCGCATATGTAAATTGACCAACCTGAGTAGCGAATAACTGAAATCCATTTACAATATTTTGAGCAGTTGTAAATGGATTTAAAAATTCTACACCGCAAATATCCTCAAAATCCTCAATAAAATTGCAAGACGGTATTCCGGGAAACGGTGGAATAGTTAAGTCGCCGGGAAAATCACAGAACTGACATCCTAAATCTAACCTACAACTTCCTACCTTGAGTTTTGTAGAAAATGCAATTGGGTTGACCCAATCCATACCAAACGGAGTTTCTAGTTGAAAACCATCAAATATATTCTCGCAGTCACCTGATTTATTTTTAACTTGTTCATTTGTAACTGCGGTTCTTTCCGCAATGTTATTTACAATAGTTTCTAAGTTAGTTTCTAGATCATCAAAAATTATACCAATTTCTGTATTCAACCCAGATGCCTGTTGTGCCTGTTGGTCAGTGAGATATATTCCCGGTTGAACTTTTCCGAAACGCTTACTAATATTTCGAACAGCGTTGGAAACATGTTTTATAGATTCAATAGCAATATCAGAATTGGATCTACTATTAGTAATAAAAGCAACAGAACCAACTGAAGCATCGTCGTTACTTACCAGTCCAGCATCACCGATACCATCCGAACAGTTTTGATCGGATGTTCTATCGGGAAATTTATCTTCATTATCCATATAGTTTCCTTATCAGTTGAGGTTTATAGTTCCGCCGGTTGTTAGATCCATATTCTTACCAGAATTCAATAGCATCCCACCATTCGCTCCCATGAAAAGCGTACGCGATGCTAGAAAATTAATGTTTTTAAATGTCTCTGATAAACCATCTCCCGCCACAATTCTCTGTGATGCACTTATTACCTCAAGATCAGTTTTTCTGGAATAATATGGTGCTGTGTGAAAATGTAGACCGTCTACAATAGTATCTAAACCCCCAAACCGTTGAGTGCATAATGTAGATGTTTGATATGTTTGATTCATTACAGAAATTACATCAAGTGTTGTTGCAGAATTTATTACCATTTCACCTGCTGAAGTTTTCATTAGCATGTTACGGTTTGCTAAAAGAGTGATCCCACCGACGGCCGAAGTGATGCTTATACCGCCCAGTGCGGATGTTACATTGACATTCGACCGGCCGCTCACTGACATTGCATTCCCTGCATTTAGAAACACATTACCAGTTGCCATTCCGGGTATAAATCCAAGTGCTCCATTTGGAACAGCATATAACCCAATATTACCACCTGCGGTTCTCATGGTTACATTGTTTTTGCCGTCGATAGTCACTTCACCATCGGACATGATGGTTTTCTTTCCTTTATTATGAACGAAGTGGTGGTGACATTCTGCCGACATATCACCGAAACACTTGTGACCTTCATGTCCATGAATTTCAGTTGTCTTGTTACCATGCACGATCGAGTGGTGATTTCCTCGAACCACTTCTGTTAAAGTTCCATTTATTTGTCGTTCAACATTACCCTGAACAAATTCATACACATCACCTTCAATGTGTACGAATAGATTACCAGTGTCGAAGGTTCCACTCTCCGGCATGGTTTTCTTAATATTTACATACTTATCACCGAGAACAAATTCATAATTGTCTCTGACAATCTTTGTAACCTTAGTCCCGAATGGATGAACCTCAGTAAATGTTCCAGACCTATGGTAGTCATGTGTGCGTTCTTTGCCGGGTGTATCATCTCGTTCAATCATGTGTCCTGACTCACTGGTAATCACATGATTGTATGGATACTTAGCATCGAACGGAGTTGGAGGTTCACTAAAAGAACCATGTCCATTCGCAACTATAACATTCTTGACCCTATTGTCTATTTTTTCTTGAACTAAAGAAGGTAGTTTGTCTTCTGTTTGTTCTACACCATCTTCATCTTCCCATCGATGACGAGCAAGTCTGGTTACATCCGATTCATTAAGACCGTGTTCTTCTGAATCTATTGGGAATCTTTCACCGGGATCTTGATAACCAGATTTTGATGGATCACTAACATCCGGTGCATCTTCTGGAATACCGGGAATAGTTCCCATCATTACGGGCATCTGTGCGTTTTCTCCGTCTCGAAAGAAACCAAAAACATGAGTACCGGGAACTGGTCCCACTGGAGTTTCACCGATACCACTTATTGACGCAGAATTGACAGGAGTTACAGGAGAAGCCCAAGGTAACTGTTTAGTTGGAATGAGATTTTTGTCTTTGTCGTGATACCCAAATACACGGACTCTACATCTACCAAGTCGTTCTGGATCTTTTCTGTCCTCCACGACACCTTGCCACCATATAAAAGAATTTGATTTAAAAAGTTCGTGCATTATTTGGGGACTCCATCACGCATCAATGTAAGTTTAGTAGTATATTCTTGATTTACGGAAGTAGATTCAAAAATAAACTGATGCACAACATCAGAGATTAAGTATTTACCTCCAAGGGATCTTCCTTCAACATCATGTGAAGTATATGAACCTTCATCTTTAGTTAGATTTCTCACTTGCATATTTG